TTTGCTCCAACTGTAAAGTTGAACGGCTTGTCGTTGGCGATCTGCGGAATGTACTCACCGAGATAGGAGTCTCCCCCACCGACAAACTGGGTCAAATTGCTCATGAAAATATCCATCCTCGGGTTAAGTCGGCATATCTGAGTTGGATTGCCGCGTAGGCTGAGTCAATCACCAGGTTTTCCGCGATCGACTGTATGTTTTGCCCGTTACGCGCGATCACGTTGTCCGCTCGTGCGTTCGCGACAGTAATCCACACTGACGCCCCACTGATTGGATTGCTCGGCAATGTGACGGTAGTGGCGCTCGCGCTAACAAGCACGTAATGACGTAGCGCGCTCGCGATCTGCGTCGTTCCAGCGACGACGACAAGTTCAGGTAGCCCGCTCGGTGGCAGGCTGGTCCAGCCGATACCATCACTCGTCAGGACGTTGCCAGCTGGGCCGGAAGCGGACAGCCCAGTACCACCACTGGCGGCTGCTAACGTTCCCCCTAAGGTAAGGGTTCCCGTAGTCGAAATCGGGCCGCCAGTAAGTGTCATTCCGGTTGAGCCGCCGCTCCCGGAGAGGCTTTGCACAGTGCCTGATATGCCGACCCAACGCGTAGCGTCCGTACTAGGATCGACACTACTTGCTCCCGGCGCAGACGCTGTACGCCGATAGGTCAGGTAATTCTCAGGCGAGTAGACCGACACGCCCGCCTGATAGGTCTGTCCACTGACCCACATACTGACGCCAGAGGCGATTGTGGCCGCCTGCGCAGAGGCGCTCGCGGAAGCTGCGCTGTTCGCCGCGCTCGTGGCGGCAGAGGCTGCTGAGCTGGCGCTATTAGCTACCTCGACCGCGTTGCTGTAGACGTTGGTGCCAAGGGCATTAGTTTCGGATCGAAATGTCGGCAGCGCGCCTAGAAAGGCATCGCCTCGTGCCGCGAAGTTGGCCGAATCTGCGCGACTTGGCGGAGTCGGAAGCGCTGTGATCGGCGTGGGCGATATAGGCATTAGGTCATACCCTCCACATCCAATGAATAGAAACTGACCTCCGGATAGGCCACGTCGAGCTCAAAATCACGATAAAAGCCAAAAACCGTCAGCGCCTCATACGTCCCCGTGTCATCGCCAATCCAAACTGCCGGAGTTGCTCGAAGCTCAGTAAGAAGCGTTTGGATAGATCCGACTTGGCCTGATCGAACTTGCAGCTTTGCGCGCAGACGTTTCGAGAATTTTCCCGGAATTAGGGTGACGATCCCGGTATCCGTATTTGTGTCCTTTTTGGAATAATCACGGATTCCTGCCGTTGCGTTGTAATTAGTTGTGCCAAGTGAATACAACGTCCCGACAATAAGTCCGCCGACTTTCACCGTACCTGTTCCATTGATCGTCATCTCCACACGCATCGTCGGATATGGCGGGAGATCAGTAAGAACGACGCTCCCCCTTTGGGAGTACGGTTCGAAAAAGTACTGATACCAGTCGAGAACAAGTGACTGTTCCAGACTGATTGATTGGGTATAAACGACCGGACCACCGGGCGCGTCACGGACGCTGATCGTTACGGCGGAACCGACCAACTCAATCAAGGCGAGACCGTTACAGTTCTGCCCTGGGTCGACCGCAACCGTGATGGACCCGGTGCTCGCGGTCTGCGTATTTGTCTCGTCATCAAACATTGCCCAACGATTAGTTGGACCGATGTCTTCCCAGTTTATTGAGTCATCGGGTGGGATTGTCGAGGTCGTCCCAGCAATCAGGCGCTTATATTTTCGGTGGTATCCGCCGAGCACATAGGTCACGACAGCCCCAACACTGTACCCATTCGCCGCACTCCAACTTGTCTCACCTGCGGATGGCTCGGCAACAGACGAGTAAATGAGATTGGGGTCTTTGATATTGACCGGCTTGATTAACCTCACGGCGTGTTCGACGTTGTTAGAAGCGATCCGTTGTCGTCCCAAGAATCTAGCAACGTCGCGGTTTGGCGTGTATTTGCGGAGACGGCAGCAAGCCCTGCCTCAACGGACTGCCTTAGTAAATCCAGACTTGAGACCGTGGCCGCTTGTCCCTCACGAATCACGTCCGATACACCACTGATTCCACCATAAAGACGATCTGTTGCCTCAAGCTGCCGCGTGTCAAAATCCGCACGCGCGAGAGCCTCTGTTTTCGTCCACTCGTAGTAAGCCGCGTCCTGTGCGTATTGCGTATCAGTGAACTCGCGATAGCCGTTCCAATTCTCGCGATACCATTTATAAAACTCATCATCGCGAGTGTCTTGCCTCTGCTGCCACTCCGCCTTTTTAGTTGCATCGTCAAGAATCGACTTGAGGATGGCCGTTTGCGGCGCCATCTTGGCCAGCTCATCGAGCGTCTTTTTGTTTTGCTCTAGGTACTGCCCGACGGGAGCGAATTTTGCAGACAAGTCGAGCAACGCGATCAACTGCTTGCGACCTTCCTCGGTCGACACGTCGATGCTTTCCACCAGTTTTCGGAACTGGTCTCGCGTATTCACATCCTCCGTGATACCGAGCGCCATCAGCGCCGACTTAATTTGTGCAGCTTGAATGCCGAACTGCTCATCTTGCGAGTAATAGTTCGCCACAAATGCTTGCGTCTTCGCGATGAATGATTCGATTCCGCCCGCAAAGGCTAAGAGCTGCTCTTTGGCATCGACCGATAGCAGCGCAACCGTAGAGAAAATGCCGCCGACTTGATTGATGTCTTCGGAAAACGACTGCAGCGCGGCGAGCCGTTGCAACGTATCGGCGAGCGTTTCACCTGCGTTCTGGAACGGCAGGAGCGCTTCCGAGAAGTGCTCAGCAAGGGCCAAGCGATAAGATTCAAACGCGGCAGCGATCGCTTTTTCGTTTTCCTTCTCGTCCTTGCCGAGTTGAACACGAATTTGCGTGCTGACATCTTTAAGGCCATCAAGCGAAAGCCCAAGTGCCTCGACGTACACCTTGCTCTGGTTGAATACCGCCGCTGCCGTTTGATTAAGCGCCGCTGCGGTTTCTGCAGAGAGCGAGGAGTAGTCAGTGCCTTTCTTGTCGCTTCGAAACCAGCCGCCTTTCTTGATCCATTCGGCGAACTTCTGCGCATCCACTTCGCCGCCGCCGATCGTGCCGCTGATGCCCTCTGCGGTCGTTTGCTTCGGGCCGCGCGAAAAGCCCTTTACTAAAAGCCCGATCCCGAGCGCGATCGGGCCGAGTGTCCCGACGATCGCGCCAAGTGATCCGGCGATACCGCCAAGTCCCGCTGCGCCGGAGAGCCCGTAACCGATGCCGCCGAGCGTCGAGCCGAGTGAAGCGCCACCCAATCCAAGAAGGCCGCCGACTCCGCCCGCGATGCCCGCACCAAATGCCCCGCCAAATCCCGCGAGCTGCCCCACGGTGCCGAGAAGCCCCGATCCGCCGCCTGTCGCGCCGGTCGCGGCGCCCGCAAGACCTGGGGCGCTGCCCATAATCCCACCAAGTACGCTCGCGATCGGCGCCATGACAGCGCGAATTGTCGGCTCCAGCACTAGCGTCTTGAAGGTGTTTTTCAAAACGTCGCGAAAGGCTTGCATAAAGCCTTTCCCATTCTCGAACGCCCGCATCAACGCATCGGTCAACCCATCAAGAATCGACTTGGTGGTTTCCTTCCACGCATCTCGCGCCTCGACGGCCATCTTGGTGTGGATACCTTCCTCTTTAAGCGTCGCAAGATCCCGTAAGCCTTTTGCCTGCTTTGCGTACTCCTGCGTGAGTTCGTCATTGATTCCTGCCTGAAGACGCTGCTGGACCAGCTGTTCCTTCATGGCAGCCGCATCGAGAAGTCGCGCAATTTCCAATCGCTCGATCTCTGCTGCCGTCTTACCGATCGCGGCGTTCTCCTTCGCTTGCTCCTCAATCTTTTTCTGCAGATCCTCGGTCTCTTTGACCGCTGCTTTCTGTAATTCTTCTTTCGCCTTAATGAGTTCACGCGCTGCGTCTCGCTGATCGAGTGCGGCCATCGCTTCGGCGAGCGACGACTCGATTTGCCTTCGCTGCGTCGCGGTAAACTGAAGCGTTGCCTCATTCAGCGTGGCCCGAACATCGAGTTCCAACTTCTTCGCATCGGTCAGTTTGGTGCCCGCCTCGATCTCTTCACGGGCTGCGAGGGTCGCCTTATCGAGCGACTCCAGGACCTTCTCATAGGCAGCGGTGGTGGCCTTGAGGGTCGCCTGCCGAGCCTTCTCCGCTTCCTCTATCTTCATCAGACTCTCTTTCGCCGCTGCCGCAGAGTTTGAGTACGCCTCCGCGGTCTTATCCGCTGCGGTTTGCGTCTGCGCTAACGCACGCTGCTGGGAGCCAAACAAGGCCTCCCAGTTTCGCTGAATTTCCTCAGAGCCCTTTTTTATCTCGGCACTTGCGCCGGCGAAGTCGCCGGTGACGAACTTGACGGTCGCCTTTCCAACCGCCTCGATTCGAATCGCAAGCGTATCGAAGACACCGATCGCTCCAAGGACCGTGTTCACAAGCAGTGAAAAGACACCACCGAGCAGCTTGGACAGTGTCGCGAGTGTTGAACTTGACCCCGATGCGGCGGCCATTCGATCCGTGAACTCTGCGACTTTCGGTAGCAGCGGAGTCAGCGCATCGAGCATCACCGTCGTCATGCGTGTCTTCATCAGATCGAGACTGTCGTTGAATCGATCTGCTGCCTCCGCGGTCTCAGCATCGATCGTCAAGCCGAGCTCATCGGCGGCCTTTCGCATCAGCGCAAGCCCCTCGCTGCCCTGATTCAAAATCGGGAGTAGGTCTGGTCCGATCTTTTTCCCAAAGACCTCGACCGCGAGCGCCGTCTTATCGGTCCCGTCTTTCATTAGACGAAACCGATCGGCGAGTTCACCAAAGACCTGAATATTCGATTTGGCCGAACCGTCTGTATTTTTCAGCTCAATGCCGAGCGCTTTGAACTTGTTACCGCTCTCGGCGATGTCCTTTGACAGCAAGGCGAACGTCTTTTTTAGCGTCTCGGTCGAAAGTCCCGCTTGCTCAAAGGCGAGCTTTAATCCGCCAATATCAGTCGATGTGACACCGATCTTTTGCGAGAGATTAAAAGCCTCGTCGGCTGCATCGATCGCACTTTTCGCCCAGCTACCGAGACTGGCAACCCCCGCGACCACCGCGAGCGCCTTGAAGGCACCCCCGACTGCGGCGACCGAGTTCGACATCGTGGCCGAGGCGGAGGCGACCTCGCGCTTGGCGGTATCCATGTCGCTCTTGAGGCTAGCGAGGTCCGCTGCCATTTTGATAACGAGCGTTCCGACGTCCATCTCAGAGCCTCGCCCGTCGCGCCGCGAGCGCTAACGCCGCCTGATCGATGGATAACAACGTGTCGAGTTCAAAGGCCGTCAGTCTCACGCCGCTTAAGCGGCTGTACGCTTCGATATCGGTCATCGCGAGCGGGTTGAGTCCCATACCGGTGCGTCGCATCGCGGACAACGTGACAAACAGTTCCCAAATCGGTCGCCCCGCATCGGGAATCGGCGCAGCGATCAATCGCGGATCGAGGCGCCCGGTGGCTCGATAGAGCCGTTGTAAGTGCGTGCGCAGCGAGGCGCCGTCCCCTTGTGGCTCACCGAGTTCGATTTCTCGCTCCGCCGCCGTCACTAGGGCGCGACGGAGCGTTGAATAAAATTCTCCACATCCTCGTACGCCTCTTTAATGGCGCGGCGGAACCAGCCCTTACCCGGGTCGCTCATCAAGGCGAGCACATTCTCCCGTGTGCACTCGAGCGGCTTGCCGGCGCGCGCGATCCCGCGCCAGGCAAGTACGCATGCGACCATGTGCTGCGTCTCGTCCTCTTGCTCCTCAAGGGGATCATCGAGTTCGATCTTTCCAGTGCGCGCGAGTTGCTTACGCATCCGGCGCGCCTTATCCATGGCGAACGCCTTGCGCGTTGGATGCTCTGGGCCCGCGAGCGTCACGAAGACGCCCGGGAGCGCTTGTCCGTTGACCTTAAGGGGTAGCTCCGCCGTACCGATATCGGCGATGGAGTCGACATCAAAATGAGACGTCATCGTGGTTACTCTCCCAGTGTCATGAAGGGACTCTCGGTTCGCGTTCATGCGTCCGAGTCCTGAATCGAGATCGTGGTGTATTCGCTCACGAGAGCGGCGCCACCCGCGGTGTTAAGAAGCGCGGTAAAGGGCAGTGTCTGGATGATTCCCCCCTCGCCGTCATTTTTGGAGGCGCCGCCTAACTTGATGCGCGGAAGGACGAACGACACAAATTTCGCATCTTTATCGCTCGAGGCAGTAAACACTGCGAGCAGATCAAGTTCGGTCTCATCCAAAAAAGCATCACGTAGCGTCGTCGAGTCGAAATAGGCGGTCGCTTGACCCGACACCAGAATGCGACCGGGATACAGAAACGGCACCGTATTGGCGCCGACGACCGGATCGCCGGTGAAGTTGGAGTTCACATCGAGCGATAGTCCGGTCAGCGTCGCCACCGCTGTCCCACCGACTCGTAACACGCCGTTGACCGAGGCGAGGCAACCGCTCGTGCTGGCACCAGTCGGTGATGTGAAGTACTGCGAGGTGGCCGTCGTGACATTCTGCCCCGTGATGTCAACCGCGACCGTCACCATCCCGGTCGGGGGCATTTGTATCGCGATCTTGCTGGCCTTACAGCCGGAGAACACCTCGCTCTTTCCAAGATCGGAGAACCAATGTTCGATTGAAAAGGAGCGATCCGTTTGAGCGCTTGCCGGGACGAACGTCTTCTTGCCGGCCAGTGTCACCGTACACGATGCGATCGGTCCCTCAGCGATGAGCGATGACCCATTTAGCACGATCACCGTGAGCACCGTCGCCGTGAGTCCCGTGATCAGCAGATTCTTGTTCAAGTTGGCGGCATTGACCGAGCCCGCGGTGATTCGAATGACATCGCCCGCTTTAAGTCCATCGGTCAGAAACGATCCACTCGCTCGGGTCACCGTGTACGGGCCCGTTCCTGCAATCGTCACACTGACGCCCGAGATCGCACTTAGCGCAGTGAAGTCGCGTCGCAGTATCTGCGCGAAAAAGTCCTTGTAGGTCGCCGGTGAGAGTTCGCCAGTGATCTGCCCGGTCACCCGCCGAACGCCGTGGCGCATATCGGCAACCTGCTGGTCGGCGCGGATTTCATTCGACTGGTAAGTGTCTTTCGACAAGTCGAGCGTGGATTGCACGCGACGTAGCGACTGGGCCCCGGAGGCACTGGGCACCGTGCCAAAGGTGGACTCCGATTTGTAGGCCAATTGCTTAAATACGCCTGATGCTGGATTGGGCATGGCGGTCACTCCTTAACGAAGGGTAATCAGCCGTTAGCGCGGCTGCGTGGGGACACCTAGCTTTCGCGCAGCGTCACAAGGAAATCGATGCTTTGAGAATAGAGAGTCAAGTCATCATCGCGAGCATCCGGGCCGATGCTGCCGCGAATCACGGAGATCACCTCAACGCCCGCAATCACTCCGCGCTGATAATCGAGTGCGATACGAATGGCTTCGATTAGCGCTTTCTGCTGCGCGTACGTCTTGGTGATCGCCGTGACATCAATTCGACTCTGCACGAGGCTGTACGCGCCACTCGCGCTGATTGTCGGCAGCACGACCGTAGACACGTGCGCATAGGTCACGCAGGGTAGCGTCGTCGCTTGCGGCGCTGGTGCGGGATAAATACGCGATTCGACCACTGCGTTGAGCGCCGGCGTTGCCACGAGTAGGGACCGGATTACCTTCTCCGCTCTCACTCAACGCCCTCCGCCACCGGATCGGGGATATCGATCCCATGCTGTGTCCGTAATCGCGAGCGCACCAACGCAGCGACCGACTCCACCGCCTCTCTTGCGCGCGTGTCGAGCGCCGGTCTCATAAAGGGTCTGGCCACGACACCGGGATGTTGGACCGATTTTCCGACCGCTCGTCCGTTGATGTAGAGCGAGGCTGTACCTGCTCTCACTGCAATCTCATGGGGTATCGCGCCGCGCTCAATGATTTTGGCGTACCAGGCCGATCGCCCATCCTTCAGCCGACCCCCCGCGCGAATGCTCGCCTCGGGTACGCCATATCGCACTCGTGATCCGATACGAATGGATTTCTGTAAGGCACCGCTCTTTACTGGCGCTCGCCGCTTTGCCTCCTCGGCAACCACCTTCGCGCCTGCACGCAGTGCCGCCCTCATCACATTACGCTGTAGTCGCAGCGGGATGGATTCCAAGGCTTGCTCCAACTCGCGCAGACCGCGAACTGAAATGTCAGTTGGAGTACTCATCACACAACATTGACCAACCGGTCTTCTTGCCGATCACGGCCAAGGATCGAATCTGCAAGTAGCGTCCATCAGCCAGACGGACACGCATGTCGCTCGTCACGCCAGGTACATAACGCAGCGTGATCGAAATAATTCGGCTCATCGTCCGCACCTGCTCGATCACGCGCTCGCTGCTGTGGATCTCGCGAACCTCAGCCCATACGTGCGCGAAGGTGACCCACCCGACAATCGGCGCGCCGTACTCGTCTTGGGTCGAGGAGCGAGCCTCAATCGTCACACGTTGATCAAGCGCCCCGGCTCTCATCCGAACCCGTACACCCGATACGGCTGTAACAGCGCCTCAAACCCCATCGGCAACGAGACAAGAGAGACGCCTGGCATCATCACCGCGTGCTCGCGATTGACGTAGTACGTGCCCACCAGCAACTTGATGGCTTGCTTGATGGGCTCCGGTACCGAGGCACCCGTCGCACCGTACCCCGCATCAAACGTGACGGTGACCGCACCGATCTGCGGCAAGGTGCAAGGCCACGTGCGGCCGAAAACGGGGGTGAGACGGGCGGGCTCGCAACTCGTATCGAGAACCCAGTCCGTGGCCGCCATCGTTGCCCACGTTCCATTCATCTCGAGGTACTGCACCGAAACGACGCTCTGCACCGGGCACTTGGTCAGCAGTACCGCATGCCCGGGCAGACTGAACGAAGCGCCCAACTCCGACACCCACGGCGAGGCGCCGGGAAAGGCATCGAGTACCAATCGCCACCGCGCCGTTAAAAGTTGTCGCGCCGTCAGCGTCTCGACAGCCTGACGCGCCGCCGAAATTAGGCCGCCGATCAGCGCGTTCTCCTCATCCCCTTCCACGCGAAGGTGCGCCTTCGCCTCGCTCAGCGAGACTGGCTCCCCCGCGGGGGCAGAGACCAACTGCAGCGGCATTTAGACGATCTGCACAACCGTCGCTTGATTGGCGATCTCGGCGGGCAACTGACGCGGGTTCACGCCGAGCAGCTGCGCAGCGGTGCCGCTCGCCGCAACACCCACCGTGAGTGCGATCCGTACAAAGCCGAAACCGTTGAGAAGATCTAACTCCTCAGCGCGTACGTTGATCATCGCCTGCTTGTTATCGCCGCTCGCTTTCACGATCTGAGTAATCGCCTTACCGGTAATGTCCTTCGCTCCGGTGCCGCTCACATCACTTGCCTGCTGTAACTTGGCATCCACCGTCGCACTCGCGCCGAGCGTGCCGGTCTGTACGATCGCCAAAAGTCCGTGATGTTGTGCCACAGATACCCAGCCGGTCGTTGCGGTACCGGCGGCCTGACTCGAGGGATCGATCGTTGCGAGAACGGCGAGCAGTTCACTGCCCTTTGCATTTGGAAACATGAGTGTTCTCCTCAAGAATTAGGGCGATCAGCGCGCGCCCAGTTGGATGAACGGGGACATCGTTGCGCTGCCCTTGGCCGGCGAAATCGGTGCGGAGACCTTGGACTGACCGTCCATGCGGAAGGTGGTCCTGACGGCGGGCAGATCA